CCAAATATACCTTGAAGAAATCCAATCTTAGGAATTTTAAATTTCATGCCACCACCATCTGGTTTTTTTGGTTTATCTGGTTTTTCAGTTTCAGCTTCTTGTGCTGCACGTTTATCTCTCTCTGCTGTTTTTCTTGCTCTATTTTTTGCCTTCTCTTTCAATACAAGATTACTTTTCATACTATCAGCAATAGTCGCTACAACAACACTTATGTCTTGAACTTGTTTTACAATGTTTGATCCTCCACCACCAGATATCATATCATCACCAACAGTTTGTGCAGATACATTAATTGTTTGTTGCGATGCTGGAATTTCTGATCCCTGCATTGGAGATTTTGATGCCATGCTACTAACCATATTCATGGCAGTATCTTTTTTACTTGCACCTGTTTGACCAGCAGCAGGAAGTGCCTTTGGTTTTCTTCCCATCAATTTATCAGTAACAATTTTTTTCCCTTGTTGTTTAGCAAGAGATCCTGCTGCTGATTTAACTATCGCTCCTATTCCTGCCATATATTATCTCCTTATCCCCAGTGTCAACTCTTTTGCTCTACCACCTGGTGCAATCACATCGAATGATGGTATCTCCTCTCCAGAATCAACACCACCATCTTGTGATACTGGTTTTGCAGAAGCACCACTTTTTCCAAAGTTTTTAAGAGCACTAAGTGCTTTAGATGCTGGTGGTGGAACTGGTAATTTTTTAATTTGATTTGTCGCAAATTTTAAAAGACGAGCTTGTGGTGTTTTAGAAATTAAATTCTTAACCATGCCACCAAATTTTAAATGTTGAATATTTTCTTTCTTAACTAATCCCCCACGATTCATATAAACATTACCGAATGTTTCATAGTAATCATCCGTCGCAAAATTATTTACAAAACCACCCATGTTCATTGGTTTGATCATATTATTGATCACATTAGATTTAGAATTATCTACACTCATTGATTCAGATGTGTTATTAGTCACATCAGATATATTACTGGTTACGTCGCTCATTGATTGAGATGTATTATCAATTACACTACTCATTGATTCAGATGTATTATTATTATTCACATCACTCATTGATTCAGATGTATTATTGATCACACTATTCGTTGATTTGGATGTATTATTGATCACATTATTCGTTGATTTGGATGTATTATTAATCATACTTGATCCAACCATGGCAGGAATATTCATCTTTGATTTAGATTTTCCCTTCATGGGTTTTCCATTAGGCCCTCTTGGAACATCATTTGATTTATTAACTCCACCAGCAGCAGCGTTCATACTATACAATGTGTCAACACCATATTGTTTCACCGCATCTTTAGTCAACACAAATTCACCAGGTGTTAACATGGCAGGAACAGTATCAGTATCACCTGAGCCTGGAACTGCACCACCTTGATTAAAGTTTGTTGGTGAAGAATTTGGAGTCTCTCCTGCACCAGCTGGTGGTTTGACTGTCTGCGATTGATCGTCTGTAACTTTTTCCTCTTTAAGTTCTGCCTTATCTTCAATCTTTGCATTGTCATCAAGAGCAGTTACATCTTTCTCTCCCTTCTTAATTTCTTTATCTACCTGTGCACCTAATCCAAATATAGATTTTATGAGGTTGATTAATTTGGGGAGGAAACCAACTGCCAATGCAATTACACCAGCAAGAACAGGGAAACCTGGTACAAATGCCATGAGTGCAGTGATGATTGCAGGCCAATAGTCTTTCAGGAACCTGAAAATTGAATCTAATTTTGATGCATTATCAGGATTACCCATCCAATCAAGAATTTTCATCAGTCCTGATCCTAGTATGAATAATTTTAAGAAATCAAATATTTTAGAAAAAATACCCTTTGCTGGTGATAAAATTTTCCCAACTGCACCTGTAACTTTTTTAAATCCTCCTTTACCACCTTCCATGATATTTTCTCTCATACTTCTTTTCTTTTTCTCTCTTGCTTCTCTAGTATCATCTGCTTTATCTTCTTCAATTTTATTTTCTGCAGCAACAATACCTTTGATGATGTTAACATCATTTGATATCTTCATCAGTGCACCAGAAATATCACTATCACCATCGCTCTCTGCTGGAGGTAATTCAGGAACTGCAGAGCCTGGAGATATAAAATTCATCGCATCTTTTTTCTTCTTCTCTTTCGCATCTATTTCCGCTTTGACTTCATCCTCTGATAATTTAGGTTTTCTTCTCTTTGCTGCCCTTGATTTACCATCACTCTTTGCTGCTTCTTTCTCACTCTTTGCTCTTCTAAAACCTTTTATCGCATCTGCTAACTCTATCAATCTAGGATCACTTGGATCTTTAATTTGAAGTTCATTAAATGACTCTTTTAACGCACGAATATAATCCGCATCGGATTCAATATCCACTGGATCATATCCGAAACTCTCTAATAGTTTAAATGTGTTACGAGCAGCCATTACTTAGATTGTTGTCGTTTAAGTTCTTCCTCTTCAAGATGTTGTTTTAATAATCCAACATAGATGTCTCTCTCCCAAGGGATCAAGTTCTCAATCTCTGTCAAACTATATTTATGGTATTGCATCAACGAAAAGTTCAACTTGTAGTAACTAACTAGATCCATATGGATCATTGCTACCCGAAAAAAGATGCTAAACCCTCAAGTACAACTTCACTTTTAACCTTTGTCTCAGGGTTAGTTACCTTAATAGTATGTGATAATTTAGGCATTGTTGTAAAGAACTCTTCAATCTTTTTAAATTGAGATGAGTTCATCGACTCAAGAAATTCTGTTATCTCTTTCTTAGTACAATCCTCTGCAACCCATACTTCTTCTTCATTGTATATCTTATCAATAGATGCTGCTATCAACTTAAATGATTGCTCCATCGCATTCTCATCTTTAAAATCAAAGTTGTTTTTAATAAACTCATCAAGAGAAGGATACTTAAGTTCCATCATTAAAGTATCATCCAATTTAATTTTATTTGAATGACCCTCAGTTTTTTTAACTTTAATATCATCAAGATCAATTACTACTTTAACAGTTGTTTTCTCATCATCAGGGCAAATAATATTGACATCTATTGATTCTCCAACTGATTTTCCACGAATATTTAAAAACAAATATTCAATATCAAAAGTTGGGAGTGATTCTACTTTAATTCCTTTAGTTTGAATACAACTCTTGAGAACTGCTTTAATGGCAGTAGTAATTTGTTTTGTATCCTCACTCTCTAAGGCAAGAACTAAAAGTTTTTCCTCTTTCACAAGAAAAGGTCTAAAACTTATCTCCTTTTCTGTTGATGGTAACACCAAACTATAAGTTGGCGTTGCAATTTTTGGTAAAGGCATGATATCCTATTATGCAATTCAGTATATTATATAGCAGGGTTATCTGAGTGATCTTTCAACTAATGCTCCTGTAAGATCACCTTCAAATCCTTTTAATCTATCCATAGTGATATTTGCAAACTGGCCAGCAGCAAACGCAAATGATGGATCAAGAGCGTTAGAGTTTGCTTTCTTAGCACTGTATCTCGTATATGTAAAAGTTACTGAACATTTTAATAAATCAGATGCATCATACGTAACTGGTATTGAACTAATTGTTTTAGGGAATGCATCTATAAAAGTATATGTTAATGGTTTTGTTCTACCTCGAACAGGATCTTTTGACATTAAATTTTTTTCAAACTTTGTTATCTCCAATCCACCTTTGTATTTTTTAGGGAACTTCATTCTATAAGAAAAAGTGTCATTGTGATTATCTTTTGTATCGTTTGTTGTATATGACATCCATGCCTCAAAATATCTTATTGGTAGATATTCTTTTGCGTCACAGTAAAATGTTAATGAAACTTCTTCATCAAATTGTCTACGATGTGCATAGTGTTCTGTAACGCCAGGAAAATCATTAGGTAACTGTGCGGTTAGCAATGCAGAGCCTGGTAGTGTTGTTTCTGAACAAAACAATTGTAATTTTTCTCTTCTTGTTGGATCTAAACCTCTAGCATTAAACAAAACGTCAAGACCCTGTTGACGAAGATAAGTTGCAAACGTATCTCCCTTTTCGTTAAGTTGTCTTGGATCAATAATTCCTACTTGATAGAACGAGGTGGTTGCTGGTTCTAACAGATCCTTTACGATTTTATCTACCGTTAATCTTTGTGGTGCTATGGAAGCCATTTATAAATACATTTGACCTTATATATTATGTATGCAAGATAATGGCAGAAAGTATAAAAAGTCGGTATAAACCATCGAATCCAGAGAAATATCAGGGTAATCCAAACAATATTATCTGTAGAAGTAGTTGGGAGAGACGGTTCTGCGTGTGGTGCGATAGGAATGAGAACATAATATCATGGGCATCAGAGGAGTTTTCTATACCATATATGTCTCCTGTTGATAAACGTGTGCACCGTTACTTCCCTGATTATATAATAAAGGTGAGGGAAAAAGATAATAAAGTTAAGAGTTATGTGGTTGAGGTTAAACCAAAAAAACAAACTAAACCACCTAAGAAAAGAAAAAGAATGACTAAATCATACATCTATGAATGTCAAACCTATGCTGTTAATCAGGCAAAGTGGAAGGCAGCAGTAGAGTTTTGTGAGGATCGTAGGATTCAGTTTAAAATAATCACAGAAGATGAATTAGGAATCAAATGAGTAGATTTGAAGACAATACTATCAATCAAGATCATAGTGATCCAGAGGATATGATGTTGGAAATTATGAATCTACTCAAAGATACTGTGACACCTGTTCCTGATGTGGGGAACTATTACACTTTTGTATATAATGCAAAGACTCCTAACGTTCAATATGATCAACACCCACTGATTGCTTGCACAGATTTATTCAGGTGGGGATTCAGGGGAATAAATTTTCATTGGCAATCATCTCGTAATTACACATGGAGTGAACTCACGGGTCAACTATATGTGGTCAACTATGATGAGTTAGATGACCTACTCGCAATACCTTATGCAAAATTTATCACTAAATAAATAAAAACCATCTAAATGGCAACAACTGCTAACAGCCCTAGTTGGATAAGAACCTATACTAGAGACGACTCAACAAGATATCAAATAGCATATAGATCCAACAACACATGGAAGGAGGATGCTAAAGGAAGGCCTGTGCCTGGTTCTTTTACAACAAATTTACAAGTAGATAGAATAGCGATTGATGGTAATGTAACTGGTGGTGGTATTAATGCAACATGGTCTACTGCTGCGACTAGAGGGCCTGGTGCTAACGGTGCATGGACGAGAAAATACTTTGATGATGCTGCTACAGATCTAGGTTTCGTTTTACCTGATGCGAGTTGGGAAGATCTTAATGATAGAAAGAGTAATTTTAATTCACAAATTAATAATGTGAGTGCAAATGCAATTGCCAAATACTTTAGAACATTAGGATATGGAAGAGGTAGTGGTGTATCAACACAGGAAGGAGCAATAAGAGAGATAACAAGAAGTCAGGGATCAAATAATCAAGGTAATCCATCTGAGGAAACAACAGGTGCTAACTTATTAAATATTTCTTCATTAGCAGAACAAACTGGGAGTAGACCAAGAAGAAAATACCAATCACGTTTCACATACTACTACCCAACATCAATCAAGGCAGATCCTGAACGAGACATGATGAAGATAAGTGCTCTTGAATATAAACCAAGAGAAATAAAAAATTTTCAAATAGCAAGAAAACGTGATGCTGGAGGAAGAGCAGGATATACTCAGAGAGTAACAGGTAGTGTTTTCTTACCAGTGCCTGGTACTGTTTCAGATAATAATACAGTCGAATGGAAAGCTGATAAATTAAATCCAGCATCACTTGCTGCTGCTAATGTTTTCTTTGAAAATGTTCAAAAAAGCAAGGGTAATATTGAAGGGTTGATAGACGGTGTAGGAGACATCGCTAAACAAATTGGTCAAAATAAAGGTGATGTTAAAACGGGAGTTGCAGCTGCACTAACCAAAGCAGCAACTGGTGCAAATGTATTAACAAGAACGTCTGGAGCAGTCATAAATCCTAACATGGAATTGCTTTTTGGTGGGCCACAATTAAGACCTTTTACTTTTACTTGGAGAATGAGCCCTAGAGATGCTGAAGAGGCAGAAATGATAAAAAAAATAATTAGAATGTTTAAACAATCAATGGCAGTGAGAAGATCAGAAAGTGAATTGTTTTTAAAATCACCAAATACATATGCACTTAGATTCTTAACAGCAGGAAGTAAAGAGCACAGTTATCTACCAAGAATAAAAGAGTGTGCACTAACAGGATTTAGTGTAGTCTATACTCCTGATGGTAATTATCAAACATACGAAAACTCTTCTATGGTTGCATATGAAATGTCAATGAGTTTTCAAGAACTAGAACCAATCTTTCATGATGATTATACAAATCTTGATGATGATACAGATCTATCAATAGGTTTCTAATATGGCTAACAGATACTTCCGCAACATACCAGATTTTGAATATGTTAATCGTACTAAAGACGGTCAATTTATTTCAAATTATACACAAGTAAAAAACTTTTTTAAAAAGGGAAGAATAAGGGAAGATTTATTTCAAGATCTAACCGTATTTGAAAAGTATAGTGTCAAGGGAGATGATAGACCAGACAATGTTGCTAATGAAATATATGGTGACCCTACTTTAGATTGGGTGGTGTTAACATCAAATAATATAACTAATGTTCAAAATGAATGGCCTCTAAGTCAAAAAGCATTTGAAGATTATATATTAGATAAGTACAAGACACATGAAAAATTAAATGAAGTTCATCACTATGAGTCTAATGAAGTAAAAGATAGCACTGGAGTTATTATTTTTCCTAAAGGTGTAAGAGTAAGTGCTGCACAAAGTGTAAGTTACTTTGAACCGTTAAGCGAAGAATCGGTAACAGTAAATCCCATATCAAGGGCAGTTACTAATTTTCAACATGAACAAAAAGTTAATGATGATAAACGAAGAATATTTTTAATTAAACCAATATACCTAGGTGTTGTCTTTGATGATCTAGAAGAAATGATGGTATACAAAGAAGGATCCACTCAGTTTGTGAGTGAATCCTTGAAACGTGCTGATAATATCAGACTATTTGAGTAAGTTAATATACGCTGCTATAACCAAGAGGGTTAAACAGATCTGATTATATCTCACTTAACTCTCTGCTAGTTTCTGGAAATATGAAAGAGCATCATCCTCATCT